CCATCCTGATTTCACTATTCATCGCTGGCGGTGCCATCTACCTCAAGGGCCACTCGGCAGGCACTAAGGCTGAAGTTGCCAAGGTCGAAGCAAAACAGGCAAAGACGGCTGCCAAACATGCAAAGGCCACAGGCTATGTTAAATCGCATATGGATAGCCTCCAGGCTATGCCGGACCCCGCGCCTACTGGCAGCGTCATTCTCGCTCCTGTTGGTACTGCCACTCGCGAGTTGCAAGACGACTGGTCCCGTAACTAACGAAGGGTGTGATTGGGCACAGCCCATCCGCATCGACAAGAACAACGACGTACTGACGGATGGAACGGCCCGCCAGATCCTCTCGCACAACCTAACGGGTGCGGAGATATGTCGATGGAAGCCGAGGAAATCGACATGAGCGGCAAAGGCTCCAAGCGCCGCCCCTATTCGGTGGATAGCGAGACATTCGCATCTAACTGGGATCGGGCGTTCAGCCGATCTAATCACGAATCATCGCAAGAGCCCGTAATGCCTTGCGATGAGCCAGAAGAATTCAATCAAACCAAGGATCAGCAATGACCGGTATTCCGACGTGGATTCACAATGACAGCGTGGTCGTCGTTCGAACCATGAATGGCTACGCGATTGTCGAAACGCCGACCTCACCGGTAAGCCAGTCCGTGTCGTTCGAAACATGGGATGCGCTGTCTTATTACCTGGCGACCAACTTCGCGCCGGCTGTCTGAAGTAGAGTTAAATAGAATGGCAGTGGGCAAGAAGACGGGTGGCCGAACGAAGGGCACCCCAAACAAGATGACTGCCACGCTTAAAGAGATGATTCTTGAGGCGCTGAATAGGAAGGGCGGCGTCACTTACCTAGTCCAACAGGCGGAAGCTTCGCCCACCGCCTTCATGACCCTGCTTGGCAAGGTGCTGCCTACGCAGATTCAGGGTGATCCGAACAACCCGCTGCTTGCCGGCCTAACCATCAGCTTCACGGAACCGAAGCGTGAGGCATGATAGTCGAATTTCCGGCTGTCCTGAAAGGGCTATTTGAGCCCTACCGGTACAAGATTGCCCATGGAGGGCGCGGCTCGGCTAAGTCATGGAGTTTCGCCCGCTACCTGATCGCCAGAGCCGCCGAGAGGCCCGTACGCATCCTGTGCTGCCGAGAGGTTCAGAAGTCGATCCGTGACTCGGTACACAAGCTCATGGGCGACCAGATCGCTGCCATGGGACTTAGCCAGCACTTCGATGTGCAGCAGGCCGTGATCAAAGGCGTCAATGGCTCGGAGATCATGTTCTCCGGCCTATCGGATCAGACGGCTGACAGCATTAAGTCGTTCGAAGGATGCGATATTGCATGGGTCGAGGAAGGCCAGGGCGTGAGTGACCGAAGCTGGAAGATTCTTATTCCGACCATTCGTAAGGAAGGGTCAGAGATTCTGGTGACGCTTAACCCTGAGCTAGACACCGATCCAACCTACGTCCGGTTCATCGAGAGGCCGCCGCCGGGCAGCCTGGTCGTTCAGATGAACTACACCGAGAATCCATGGTTCCCGGAAGTGCTGGAGAAGGAGCGCCAGCACGCTGAGAAGACGCTATCGAAGGCCGAATACGAGAACGTCTGGCTCGGCAAGTGCATGCCAGCGGTCACAGGTGCGATCTACGCCGACGAGATCGGTGCGGCCAAGGATGCGGGTCGCGTGTGCGTCGTGCCGTACGACCCGAGCCTGAAGGTGCATGTCATCTTCGATCTCGGCTGGAACGACAAGATGACGCTCATCTGCGTCCAGAAGCATTTGAGCCAGCTTCGCATCATCGAGTACATCGAGGACAGCCACAAGACGCTGGACCACTATTCGGCCCTACTAAAGGGCAAGAAGTGGAACATCGCCAAACTATGGTTGCCGCACGATGGCCGAAACAAGGACTTCAAGACCGGCAAGTCCTCGCAGGAGATCCTGCAAGAGATGGGATGGAAGGTCGATATCGTCCCGATGCTGTCCATCGAGGAAGGCATCCGACTCGCCCGTCGCCAGTTCCATCAGGTGTACTTCGACAAGGCTCTGACCGAGCGCCTTGTGGAATGCCTGAAACGTTACCGCCGTGGCGTTCCGACGACCACAGGCGAACCCGGTGCGCCCATCCACGACGAGTGGAGCCACGGTGCCGACGCCTACCGCTATATGCATGTAATCGCCCCCAAGCTTTCTAACGAAGACTGGGGCGGCAAGCTCACCTATCGAGACATGGCAACCGCTTAATGGCCTACGAGAGCAAGACCAAGCCGTCGTCCAAGACGATGACGGATGGGGAACTGTGCGCGCTCATCGACCACGAGCGAGAGAACGGCATCGGATTCGCTGACCAGCTTTCTTCGGACCGAGCCAAGGCAATGGCCTATTACCTCGGTGAGGCTAGCCATGAGCTGACACCCCCCGCCATCGATGGCCGGTCCAAGGTCGTCTCTAAGGACCTGATGGAGGTGGTTGAGGCAGCCATGCCGTCCCTCATGCGGATGTTCTGTTCAGCCGATGACGTGATCCGTTTCGAGCCAGAAGGTCCGGAAGACGAGAAGAACACGACGGATGCTACAGAATACTGCGGCTGGGTTCTGTTCCGAAAGAACAATGGCTTCATGGTGCTGCACGATGCCATCAAGTCGGCCCTGATATCTCGCATGGGCGTGGTCAAGGTGTACTGCGAGGAGGCTTGGGACGAGCGAGAGACGCATTACGCTGGCCTGGATGATCTTGACCTTCAGGCCCTACAGGCGGATGACACTATCGAGGTCGCCGAGATTGAGGAAGTTCTCCCGGTGGAGGTTCAGGTCGTTAATGGACAGCCTGGGCAACCCCAGACGCAGCAGCCGACGTACAACGTCATGGCCAAGATCAAGACGAAGAAGCACAACATCGTCGTCGAGGGTGTCCCGCCCGAGGAAATCTGGTTCTCCAAGGACAGCCGTGAGATCGACAAGCTGCGATGCATCGGCCAGAACACGCCGCGCACGGTCTCCGACCTCATCAGCCTTGGCTACGACCCGGACAAGGTGGCCGAGATCCCCACGGGTGACGACGAAGGCGACACCTACGGCGAGCGGTTAGAGCGCGAGAGCTACGACGGAAGCTACACCTACGACGACGATGCTGATACCGCCGATCCGAGCCAGCGGGTTGTCATTCTGCAATTGGTCTATATCAAGGTCGATTACGACGGCGATGGCATTTCGGAGTATCGGCGCATCGTCAAGGCCGGAAACGTCGTGTTTGAGAACGAGATTGTGCAGGACCACGAGTTTGCGCTTGCCTGTCCGAACCTCATGCCCTACAAGCTCATTGGCCTGTCCCTGTGGGATCAGGTCGAGGACTTGCAGCGCATCAATACGGCGATCACCCGCCAGTATCTCGACAACCTGTATCTCGCCAACAACCCTCAGAAGGTGGTGGTCGCCGGCGAAGTCAACCTGGACGACTTGCTCAACCCGCGTCCTGGCGGCCTCATCCGTGCCAATAGCCCGGATGCCATCCGCGAGCTGACCACAACGGATATCGGCCCACAGGCACAGGCCGCGATCCAATATTTCACAGGCGTTCGGGATAATCGCACCGGTATTCGCCAGTTCTCACAGGGCCTCGTGGGCGAGGAGCTTTCCAAGTCGCAGGTTGGCTCGGAAGGTGTTGCCATGCTTCAAGACCAGGCGGATCAGCGCCTGGAACTGATAGCCCGTGTACTGGCCGAGACGTTCATTGCCCGCATCTACCGGCTGATCCTGAAGAACGCCACGCAGTACCCGGACCGTCAGGCTCAGATGCGCGTCAACGGCGAGTGGTTGCAGATTGACCCGCAGGCATGGAAAGAGAATTACGCCATGTCGGTATCCATCGGCATCGGAACGTCGAGCAAGGCTAAGCAGATCCAGAACGCGCAGATGCTTATTGCCATCCAGCAGCAAGCAGCACAGTACGGTCTGGTTCAGCCTCAGAACGGCTATAACGCGCTGGAAGACCTGCTGGCCGCGATGGGTAAGAAGGACGTCAGTCGCTACTTCACGCCGCCCCAAGGTCCGCCTCCGCAGGCTCCGGACCCGAATGCTGCTGCCATGGCGAAGGTCCAGGCCGAATCGCAGGCCAAAATGGCCGAGTTGCAGCAGCAAGGCCAGTTGCAGGCCCAGAAGCAGCAGGGCGACATTGCCGTCGAACAGATGAAGCAGCAGGCCCAGGCCGAGCAGAGCCACGCCGAGACGCAGCTGGAAGCTCAGCGCGATAGCCTGAAGATGCAGAACGACAAGGAGCTTGCTCAGTTCAAGGCCGAACTTGATTACAAGTTGGCTGTCGTCAAGGCGCAAATGTCGCAAGACACCGCCATCGAGGTCGCTCGCATTAACGCTGAGGCCAAGATCGCCTCCGCCAAGGCCATGGGCGCAAAGGATGCATCTACGGCTGACCAAGATATTGCCTATCAGGAGAACCGCGAGTGACGGACCTTCTTGAGGCGGAAATCCAGCGTGGTGAGAAGGCCGCCCAGTTGCTCGTCGAGCCACTGTTGGTCGAAGCCTTCGCTGCGCTCCAACAGGAATGCATGGACAAATGGCAAAACTCACCGGCAAGAGACGCGGAAGGACGCGAAAAGTTGTTCCTGATGCTCCAAGCGTCGCTCCGGGTGGAGAAACACCTGAAGTCGCTCGTGGAGTCGGGGCAGATAGCCTCGGCGACGCTAGCCCAGCGCGTAGGCCATCGAATTGGCACGGCCTCTGTAGCGTTCTGAGCGAGCTTGAGCCGATCATCCGGCCATTGACTGTGTGCAGGGTGTGGGTGCCATTCGAATGCCAGGAAACGTGGACTGGAGCCCGCTCAGGCGCACCGGTCGAGCGCGGGCCGTGGCGAGTACGACTTAACAACGGGCAGGACATCTCGCCCTAACGATCACCGGACAACTCACCGTCCCCAACAAGCCGCCGAAAGGCGGCTTTTTATTGCCCCAAGGAAGCCACCATGAGCAATCCGGAAACGGAACTCGATCAAGGTCCCGACAATAGCCCCCAGGGAATGTCGGAAGAAGAAATCCTCAAGCGGCTGGAGCCGAAAGACCCCGGCGAACAGGATGAAGCCCCGCCCCCGGCGAAGGCTGAGCCCGAAGAGGAAGAGGGCGATCCTACCGACCATGTAGAAGGCGAGGACGAAGGTTCGGACGAAGACACGGAAGCCGCGAAAGCTAAGGCCGAGGAAGAGGCATGGCTGGCTAACAAGCGAAAGATCACCGTCCAGGGTGAGGAATTGGAAGTTACCGCAGATGAAGCCTTCAAGGGCTATATGCGGCAGCAGGACTACACGCGCAAGACGCAAGAAGCTGCACAGCTAACCCAGCAGATCACGCAGGAACGTCAGTTCGTTAAGCAGGAATACGAATCCCGTATCAACCAGCTTAACCAGTTGTCGGGCGTGCTCTATCAGGAGCTTGTAGGGGATCAGGCGAAACTTGCAGAACTCGCTCAGACCGACCCGGCACAGTGGGTCGCCATGCAGCAGCACATGGCTCAGCGGAGCCAGTTGCTCAATCAGGTCAATCACCACGCTTCCGCTATCGAGGCGATGAAGAAGAACGAGTCGGAAAAATCCCGGCTTGAATCTCTTCGCCAGAATGAAGAGAAGTTGCTGGAAAAGATGCCTGAATGGCGGGATGAGACCAAGCGATCAGCGGCTACGCGAGAAATCGCTAATGCGCTCATCGCCCATGGCTACACCCCCGACGAACTGAACGGGCTTTCCGACCACCGGGCCGTCCTCATCGCTCATAAGGCGATGCTTTGGGATAGGTCGCAGGCGGTCAAAAACAAGCAAGTAAAGACCGAGGCAACGCCGCCCAAACCGGTGAAGCCCGGAAATGCAAATACCCCCTCCAACGCCCCTGCGCAGAAGCGCATCGATGACCTTGCCAAACGTGCCAAGCGCACCGGCAAGCTGGACGATGTTGCCGCCCTGCTCATGGCGCGATCCAAATAGGAAAGACCCATGACCATCGTTGCAAATACCTTCACGACCTATGCGGCCATCGGCCAGCGTGAAGACCTGTCGGATATCATCGATAACATCAGCCCGACCGACACCCCGGTGTATTCGGCCCTGAAGAAGTCCAAGGCGAACGCCCGCTTCTTCGAATGGCAGACGGACGCCCTGGCGACCGCCGCCAACAACGCCCAGCTGGAAGGCGATGACGTCGCTTCGTTCGTAGCTGTCACCCCGACCACTCGCTGGGGCAACTATTGCCAGGTCAGCACGAAGAACTTCGTTATCTCCGATACCGAGGAAGTGGTTGACAAGGCTGGCCGCAAGTCGGAAATCGCCTATCAGAAGGCGAAGAAGCTCAAGGAACTGAAGCGTGATGCCGAGGTTGCCTTGGTTCAGAACGGCACCAACAATGCCGGTTCCACCACGGTAGCCCGTCAGACGCGCGGTCTGGCTGGCTGGATCACCCAGGGTTCCGTTGGTGCGGGTACGGGTGCCTTCCCGGTTCCGTCCACCAACACCGCTGCGGTGGCTGGTACGGCGCGTGCATTCTCCGAGGCGCTGGTAAAGGCTGCGATGCAGACGGCCTATACGGCTGGTGGTGCGCCATCCATGCTGGTAGTGCGTCCGTCGGATAAGGTCATTGCATCGACCTTCACCGGCAATGCCACGCGCTTTGAGCAGGCCGATAGCGGCGAACTGAATGCCGCGTTCACCTTCTACGTGACCGACTTTGGTCGCCTGAAGGTTGTGCCGGACCGCTTCATCGATGCCGCTGCCTATCTGCTCGACCTCGATCACGTCAGCTTCAAGACGCTGCGTAATGTCGAGGCCAAGCCGCTGGCGAAGACGGGTGACGCAGAGAAGATGCTGATCACCTGGGAGTATGGTCTCCAGTGCGACAACAAAGATGCCCATGCGGTCATCCGTGATTTGACGTAATAGCTAGCTTGGTCACTTGAGAGTGAGTGGCGAGAGTACAATTATCTCGCCACTCTTTCAGGGGTATTTATGCTCGACTTTGAGGCCGCATCAAAGATTTTTAGCTACGACCAAGACACGGGTGTAATGACGTGGGTTGCCCGTCCAAGTAAGCGGGTAAGACTCGGCTCGGAAGCTGGATCCATGAATGCTTATGGATATCTTCGGGTCAGAGTGGAAGGCCGTAGCTATTTAGTCCATCGCTTGGCATGGCTCTTATCTAGGGGACATTGGCCGACAAATCAGATTGACCACATAAATGGGATCAGAACGGATAATCGAATCTCAAACCTAAGAGAAGCCACGCCGCTGGAGAACCAGCAGAACCTTAAGCTTAGGAAGAATAACAGCAGCGGATTTATTGGCGTACGAAAATCACTGGCCCGATGGCAGGCACTCATAGCCGTTGGGGGAAAGAGGATATGCCTAGGCAGTTATGCAACGCCCGAAGACGCCGCCGAAGCATATCGTCTAGCAAAACTGAAATATCACACATTCCAGCCTGTGAGCCGAGCGGCTTAGCAAGGCTTCACAAGCAAACAGACAGGGGTCGCTCCGGCGGCCCTTTTCTTTTGGGAGAATTAAATTGGGCTACCAGTCACCCATCTTCGCCCTGGACGTCAATGTCACGGGCGTCAACATCACCACGGGCGCAGCTTCGGCCAGCTCCCCTATTCCAAACAACTCCGCTGGCGTCGTGGCTCGCTATGTGCGCGTCATGGCGACGGCCAACGCTCATGTCCGGGTAGGCAAGACGACCGCGACTGCCGTAGCGACGGACACGCTTATTACACCGAACGAATCGGTGATCTTCAACGTTTCCGGGGCTGACACCATCGCCGCCATTCAGGACACCGCTGCCGGTGTCGTCAACGTGGTCCCGCTTGAATGGGGCTGATCACACGAGCCCATATGTCAGGCGACGACCTGACGCTCAATCGCCTTCAGGACGTCGAGCCAATCCTTCACCGCGTGGCCGCTATGCGGTCCGTGGGTGACGTCGGAACGAGCGAAATGAAGATCGCTGGCATCGTTCCAAAGGTCTTGGTCGAGGACTACTGCAACCGTGCCGGGATCAGTCTGCACGAGCTCATGGTGAACGACGATCACTGCAAGCGTCTTCTCAACGATCCGGACTTATCGGCCTTCCGTGTGTGGCAGGGGCAAATCTAAGTGATCTCCGACTACAGCACCCTACAAAGCGCAGTAGCGCGTTGGCTTGCGCGTGCTGACCTGACGGCATCGATCCCGGATTTCATCCAGTTAGCCGAAACTCGGATGAATTTCGACCTCAAGCTGTCGCCGCAGCAGGCTCAGGCCAGTGGTACATCATCCGGCGGCATCATCACGCCGCCAAATGGATGCAGGCAGATTCAGTCGCTGTTGATAATACTCGATGGCGTGCAGCGGGCCATCTATCCCGTTCCAGTAGAGCAGGCGAGTAACGCCAACCTCATCGTGCTGCCGATTGGCTATACGATGATCAATGGGGTAATCAATCTCGTAGGATCGACGGACACGGATTATGTTCTGACGTATTACACGGGCATCCCATCCCTCGGGACCGATCCGGGGTCGGCACAGAACTGGCTGATCATCGCAGCACCGAATATGTACCTCTATGCGACGCTCCTTGAAGCGTCCGTGTATCTGCGCGATGACCAGCGCACGGCACTTTTCGGCCAGGGTTATCAGACGGCTCTGGCGGCCATGCAGAAACAGGATGAAATGCTGCGTTACGGGCCTTCGCCCCGTCCGCGCGTGGACTTCATCACGCCATGAGTTCGGTCGAGTATATTGGATTTGGTCCGGACCTAGATCCGGCCACACCAGGCGTTATCACCGATTGCGATCAGTTCATTCCCTCTACACAGGGCATGACGGCAGCACTTACGCCCGTGGACGCAGGTTTCGCTGCTCTCGATAGTGCATGCAAGGGTGCTTATGTCGGGACGCTTCTGGATGGCACGAAGCGAATCATTGCCGGCACGAATGCCAAGCTTTGGGATATCGCGGGCGGTGCCTGGGTAGATCGAAGCAAAGTGGGTGGCTATACGGGGCTTGCTCCGTGGCGCTTTACCATGTTCGGCAATAACGTCATGGCAACGGCCCGCAATGGTCGTATCCAGCAGGCCGCTCCCTCGGGAAGTTTCGCCGATGTAGCGACATCCCCCAGTGCTGGGATCATCTGCTCTGCTGCGGGATTTGCCCTCGCCTTCAACGTGGCCGATCTGGATGGTTCCTTTGGCGATCAGCCTGACGGCTGGTGG